CTTTCCGATGTATATGTTAACGTCCTTCCAAATGAATCACCGTTTTTATCATAAAAGGTTAACGTTTGCGAAGCAAACGAACCAACGATATTTATATTTCCATTTGAATCTGCTGATATGCCATACCCAGTATCAGCCCCTGTTCCTCCAATTTTCGCTACCCATGATGGAAACCCTGCCGACGTATATTGCGCAATAAATATATCGCTACCAGTACTTCCCGATGTATATGTTAACGTCCTTCCAAATGAAACACCGGTTTTATCATAAAAGGTTAACGTTTGCGAAGCAAACGAACCACTAACGATTATATTTCCATTTGAATCTGCTGATATGCCATACCCAGTATCAGACCCAGTTCCTCCAATTTTCGCTACCCATGATGGAAACCCTGCCGACGTATATTGCGCAATAAATATATCGTTACTACCAGTACTTGTCAATGTTCTTTCAAATGAAACACCGGTTTTATCATAAAATGTCGCAGTAGCACCAGAAAATGCGGACAAAATATTTATATTTCTACTTGAATCTGTAGACACGTCAGCCGGAACAAAACTTCCGTCTCCTCCAATTTGTGCTACCCAGTTCACAGATCCCGTTGAACTATATTTTGCAATAAATATATCAGAATTGGTACCAACATTTGTTAACGCCCTTTCAAATGAAACACCGTTTTTATCATAAAAGGTTAACGTTGTGCCTGTATAAAACAAACCAATAACAATTATATCTCCGTTTGAATCTGTACATATACTACGCCCAAGATCGACATTTGATCCTCCAATTTGTGCCACCCAGTTCACAGATCCCGTTGAACTATATTGGGCAATAAATATATCGCTACCAGTACTTCCCGATGTATATGTTAACGTCCTTCCAAATGAATCACCGTTTTTATTATAAAATGATAAAGTAGGTGAATCAAAAATACCAATGATATTTATATTTCCATTTGAATCTGTACACATCTTATACGAAAATTCAGATGACAATCCAGCGATTCGTGCTACCCAATTTACAGTTCCCGATGAAGTGTAACTTGTAATAAATATATCGGTACCACCCGAATTCGATAAAGACGTTAACGGAATTACTGATGTTATTGTCGCTACAGTACGAGTACCACCTAAGTGCACTCTATTCAAAGTTGACGCTAAGATATGGTTACCACCTTTAGCGGCTGTCATAGTTTTTTTTGTACTACCAAGAACTCCATTTGTAGATACAAATGAACCTATTGCTTGGATACGACGTTTCGTTATAATGTCTGATGTGTCTACACCAGGAGTATTTTTACTTTTATCAATTTGTGCTGGACTTCTAGCAAACGTGTACGGCATTCTTATTTAATCCATACCATCTTTTTTGTCGAACTGCTTGTAGTAGTCGGCGTATGACATGGGAGGTGGACTTGCGGGAGTAGGTAAGCTGCTTACAACAGGAGCAACATATCGATCAAACAGTTTCTGACCGATGATCTTGGAAGCCTCGTCATCCGTTAGTTCCTTCTTCTCAACTTTCTGGCGTAGTTTGAGCATTTCAAAAAATGTACTATCTAGTTTGCCTTCATAGTGCATTTCAAAAATAGAAGGAAATTCGTCATACAATACTTTGTTCTCGTCTTCAATCTTCTTGCGATATTCGGTAGGATTAGATGCCTTAAGGGCTTTGTGTTTACGAAAACTGGTATCCATGTCTCGCACAAGGGCCTGAATTTGTATCGAAGTACGACCCGACATTTATCTTATTTCTCTTTCATACATTAAGATGGCTACTTTGCCGAATGGGCAAATTATTCCAGGTATGCCTGCACTTCACCCGGGATATGTTCAAAACATAGATGGAGGTATACTTAAGGCAGCAACCAATTCAACATTGGCATCGCAAGCCGCAAACGTAGCTGCTGTTAAAAATTTAGGAGCTGGTCAAAAAGGTGGACGACGCAAAACACTCAAGAGACGTAGAAGCATAAAGGGCGGTGGTGCTAATGTGGTTCCTTTAGAAATCCCCTCAGCTGGTAGTATTCCTGGTGTTGATCCTGTAAAGAACCAAATAGCTGGAATTGATGCTCTTAATCACATACGAGCAGGTTCTATGTATGACAAACTTTCTAGTGCCGCACCATATAAAGTCGGTGGATCACGTCTTCGCGCCGAGCCTGAGCAATTAGCAGCCGGACGAAAACATAGACGTAAAACAAAGAAGCATGGACGCCGTCATTCAAGGAATCATAGGAGGAGCAAGCGCAAGTCTTCTCATCGTAATCGGGGGAGCAATCGCCGTGTTTAGTGGGGCATGGGAAAAATGGACTTTCGGTTTAAGTTTATTTATTTGGTTATCTATACTATCTGCTCTAACAGTAGGACAATTATTTTTATCATACACTATTTCATCTGCGCTGGCGGCAGCACCTTCTCAAACAGAGAAAGGAGTTGCTGTATGAAAACAGAACACTCGTTATGGGTAGTGATTCCCGTCAGAATAATTTTTCCAGTACGAAATACTTTTGCAGTCCACTTTTGCGGACCGATATGTACTTTGACACCAGGGTATACATCGGGATCATAATGACATGTTACATTTTCATACTTACCATTACGAATAGCAACATAGAACGCTTCACGAGCAATTGTCTGGTTTGAAGTTAACTTCGTAGTATAGTTCATCAAAACAACACGACGACTTGAGATTTCATATTTTAGAGGAGGAGTGTCCTTCATTGCAGATTGACAGTCTGACCATAGAACTTCTAGAAGGATTCTCATACAATCTTGATCATAACGATCGTCGAGTACACCAGTTAGGTGAAATACACCATTTTGAAAGATTTTAACTGTAATTTCCTTTTTAGGGAGTTCACCTTTTCCATCATTCATCATGACAAGCGTAATTGAATTATGACCAAACCCGGTATTCTTTGTAGGAGTGTCTACAGCTTTAACACGATGTTTAATCTTATCGCGTTTACTCTCTCCACGTTTTACGAGCCCGCGTTTCTCAATTTTAATAATTTGATCATTTAGAGGTAGACTTTCGAGGAGCTTTGTGGTGTCCATCTTTAGGTTTGTCGTGTAAAGTACTACCATCGTTGATAGGGTTGGAGAGTCCATTGGGCTTATCTGTGTAAATTACTTCCACATCTGTTTTCCATGAGTAAGGGAGACTTTCGGGAAAAAAACTTACAAAAGCAACAGGAAACTTCCGAAAAAGTTTCCGTAGTTTAGTTTGGTCTGGAGAACTCAGCATCCAGCCAGGTTCCAAGTAACCTAAAAATATAACGCAATTGGTATGGTGTGAAACTATAGATTCCGATTCATTCGCTAGTTCACCACTGTTAATCTTTGATAAGTCTAAAAACCTGTGAGTATCGTGAGTTGTTTTAAACAGTTCACGAAACTCATTTATTTTATTCAAATTTGTCAAAACCCACAACATTATATACCTTCATCTCAAATTTGTAAATTACATTGTACCCGGATAGTGTACGGGTTCATTAATCTTTACATGAGCAGCTGTACCGGCAGGAATCTGATAGGGTGTTTTGGGGTACTGAACATGACCAACCATAGGATTACCCCGGTGCTTACCAACAAACGGCGGGTGATGGGGTGTAAAATTGCCTACCTTGCGAGCATCAGAGGGTGAAGGCACTACAATAATCGGTTGAGCACTCTTTATAGGACGAGGCCCCCAGCGTGTATTATGAGGCATATTGGCAGGTGGTGCATGAATTACAGAATCGAAACAGAGAGCACATTGTACGCCAGTACCTGTCGGATTTCCACCACACGCCGTGCACTTCGGAGCAATTTGGTATTTGGTCTTATTCTGTGGTAGATTATAGTTCTTTACGTGTGTAATTGTATTATCGACAAAAACAGAAGGTCCGGGGTATGTTGTACTATTTGTTGTATGTTGTTCGCCCTTTGACTGGTGACACTGAATAATATTTTTAGCCTGCTGGCTTCCTGTAAGAGGCACCATATTAGGTGCAAATGTTCCAGAACTGTATATCGGAAACGATAGTGTGTTTGTTGAGGGATTTGTATCAGTGTAAAACGAAGCACCAGGAGCAGTCGGATTTGCAAATACAAATCCAGGATTGCCATTCTCAACATCAGAACCTTGTATCACCTCGAAAATTGTAAATGTACCTTTATTAGGTGTCTGAAAACTAGCTTGTTTTGATTCTATTCTAGCAACACCGCTCGCATTGCCCCATGTGAAAGTATAGTATGTAGTATTGTTGCTAGTAAAAGGTCCATTTATTGCAGATACTGCAAATGTTCCATTATTAACAGCATCAGATGCATTTATAATTAGGACTACATCACCTACAGTCGTTCCTTTAAGATCTACTACATGAACTACCTGTGAATTTCCAGATGATGCCTCAAAACTTAAAATTGTCATATTTATCGATTTAGATGAAATAGTAGCCGTTTTTGCCTCCGAACGAGCAACTCCATTTTGGTTGTTTATTGTGATTGTATAATTGGTTGGATCATTGCCTTTTGCAGATACTTCAAATGTTCCATTATTACCTGTATCTGTGGCATTCGAAAATCTAACCATTGTTCCATTTTGTAGAGCTCCAGTGGGTCCGAGACTTGTAACATGAACTACTTGAAGATTTGCAGACATTGCGTCAAAACTCGTAACCTCAAGCGTTATATCATTTCCACCACCAATCGTTACAGTTGTACCAGGGACAAGACCTTTTGTTGGAATCGTTGTAGAGAATGCTACTGGATTATAATAACAGTGTATACCTCCTAATCTTAGCCGATCCTGACCAGGGTCCGTGTTATCTGCGTCAATTTTTGTTAATGTCGTTGTTACATTCTGTAAAAAAACTCCACCCGGGACATATGGAATCGGGGCAAGAATGGGTGCACAACCACTGATACTACCCGCTGTGTTTGAATTTTTTACGAGGCGTACGGGGGTTGGGACAAGTGCTTGATTTGCAAGAGCTTTGCTTCCACTAAATGCAGTAAATGAACTAGCGTCGGGGACACGACCGCCCGATCCCTTTTTATAACTGGCAACTGCATGAATACTATTTCCATTATTACCACCGCTGTCGGGGTCATTTACATTTGTTACAGATCCATACTTCTGGCCATTGGCAGCGAAATCGGCACTCGCCGCAAGACGTACGCGGTTAGTGTATGACGATGCATCAAGTTTTAAACGTGTGTCGACAACAACAGGCGCAGCAGCCGCCTTTCGTCTTAAATATTCCGTATAGGACATTTGTGTTGTGGTTGGATTTTATTACTATAGAAGGTCCACATGGGACAAGAAATGACGACGGCAACACATTCGTTTAACTCCAAGATCATCTAGAGCCTTACCCTCGGCGGTTTTAACTGTTGAAGCAGTCAAATATTCCATTTCAGTTTTTCCTTCCTCTTTACGATATTCCTTTACCTTTTTAAGATATGCATCATATTTGCCTGCAATTGGGTTACGACAACTAAAGCAGATGATTGGAATGATCATTTTACTCTTTTTACTCTCTTTGTTTTTCCAATTCGTTTTCTATGTAAAAAGGATAAGAATGACGCCCGACTTCGGACTGGCTCTTGTGAGTTCAACGTTTTTATCTCTTTTTGTGATGTTTCCTGCCCTTGCTGAACCTTTTTTTGATTTCTATATCTCAATTGGTCGCGAGGTCACAACTCTTGTATTTCTTTCTTTAGTGGCCGCTGCTTACTATAATGGTTATATTTACACATCATTATCATTTGCTGTGTTATCGGTCTATGTTATATACCAAACATGGTCAGTCTATCGTAGCTCCGATAAGCGTCGTCTTAACCAGGAAGTTTCGAAGGATCAAAAACGTTTTGACCCAACTCTTAGTATAGATCTGCAGTTTGCAAATGGCACTGCAGTTCACGATAGTCCCAATATGTTAGCAAAAGATGCCACTAATAAACCTCTACTAGTGTTTCCTCCTTCAAAGGACGTCCAACATCAACTAAATGGTTAAATTACCAAATAACAGAAAGTTCGGTCGTAGACCAATATTCAGATTGACCATTTAGAATGCGACGATGGATAATGAATGGTAGTTTTTTCTCATTAATCTCTTTCTTTGCTACATTTTCCAGAAATCGAGGATCTGAAGTCACCATTCCATCAATCGAAACGAGCGGAGCTGCACCTTCCGATAGTTGTTGAATGCGAGTTCCAAGAAGGGCGACGTACTCATACTTCGTGTAATAAGGATCCATGGTACGATTATTTTTCAGAGCTTCGGTAACTTCATCGCGAGATACAGCCTGTACTTCGGGATGCAGAATACGAGACTGAATACGAAGGTCTTCCATTATTGTAGTCTTCACTTTTTGTTTGAAAATGAATACGTTTTAAACCAAGCAGTATAAACTACAATAATGGCATCGGTTGAACTTCTGCACGTAATGGGTAATGACTTGATGGTTGTAAATGCAGCTCGTGTATCGTTTGCAAAGGAATCGCTTGAATTTAACAACCAGGATGCTAAACTAGTTACTTATCTTGCTAAGCATAATCACATCAGTCCATTCTTTCACCCTCAGGCCCAGTTTCGCATCAAGATGCCCATCTTTGTAGCTCGTGAATGGTATCGTCATCAAATTGGATTTGCTCGTAACGAAGTCAGTCGTCGATATGTTGATACTCCCCCAGAGTGTTGGATTCCCGATGCCACAGAACTACGCCAGCGTGATGTTAACATTAAGCAGGGGAGCAAGGAATCTCCTGTTGAAAATTGTAACTTTCTTCATGGCGCAATTGCCTACCAAGTGCGTGAGAGTATTAACCTGTACGAGCAACTACTCGATCAAGAAGTTGCTCCTGAAATTGCTCGTACTGTTCTACCACAGTCTATGTATACTGAGTTTATTGAGACTGGTAGTCTCGCGGCATATGCGCGTCTTTACAAGCTGAGAACATCTCCCGATGCTCAGCGTGAAATTCAGAAATATGCAAAAATGGTTGGTGATGAATTGAGTAAAAAGTTTCCAGTTTCATGGGCTGCGCTTACTGCTTCCGCTTCTGCGTAACAAGTTTTCCTTTCTTACCGCAGCTAAACTTTTTTAATGTACGGCCTTTCTTGTGTAACATGGATTTCACACAGATTGCAATCGCACCCTGTTCTGAAATACCACGAGCCTTTACAGCTTTAATACATCTACAAAAGCGGGTTTTCTGTGTTGCCATTGTTTAATGGAGTGCTTTTCATTCACGACGAAAAACATTAAAATATACCACAAGCAAAAGGATCGCAAAAACACATACAACTATTATTGCCGTTGTTGATGTAGGCATTGTAAAGTGATCTGTGGTAACATATTTATAAACTACATACCCGACAATGAGTAGACTGATAAACCATAACCACGACATTTATTTAACTAGCTCGTGAATTTTGTTTCCACATCGTTTTACAATTAGTACACTTATACATCCAAACAAGTTCTTCTGAGTTCAGTTCAATCGCGACTACATCTGAACCAGGACCATCTTTATCGCGAGACGGACAATCTTTATTACGACATATGATATTTGTTAGGTGATCTAACGTGTTATCATGTTCAATATAGTCATTCACAGCAAATGTAGATGTCTTATCTTGCTGTAGAATATGTTCATAGACTACTGGATTTTTACCAGTGATTTCGCGCTTGAATGAACATTCAGGCTTGTGGCACTTTTCGTATGCAACATTCTTACCATCTACCACCTCTTCCTCAATTTGATAAAGGCAGCTACGGCATGAAGGGCAGAACTTTAGAGGCATTCTTGCTTTGTATATCAGGATCAATTCTAAATACGTTTTTTATATTCGTTCAAAATGGATTGGTCGAAGGAAAATAATCCGAGTTCAACATACGATGGCATCAAAAGGTGGTCTACGTGAATTCCTTGAGAACCATAAGGCTGACGGGGTTTGGACTCACACCTCGCTAGCTGGTGGTAAATATTTCGTTGGCGAAGATGCTATTACCCAATTTTATGAGCTATATGCAGAGGCCATTCTTGATCAAGACAAACAGTACCTAACTGAACGTTCTACTGATATTGGACCGCTTCGCATTGACTTTGATTTTATCTACCCGGCCGACATCAAGAACCATCTTCACACGCAGGATCAGGTTGTAAAATTTACATCTGAATATCTGAAGATGATGGGTGAATATTTGGAGCTTCCGCTTAACTTTGATGTCTATGTCATGGAGAAACGTAAGCCTACATTTGACTCAAAGAATAATCGCATGAAGTCAGGCATTCACATGGTCGTACCGGCCGTATGTAGTCATAAGTTCGTAGAGCAGCGTGTACGCCGTGCACTTGTAAAGCGTATGGACGAGTTCTTTCCTGGACTTCCGCTCAATGAGCCATGGGAGAAGGTATATGACGAGGCAGTCGTGAATCGTTCAGGTCCTTGGACTATGTATGGCTCACGTAAGAACGATCCGAATTCTCTACCTTATCTAACCGCATATATTCTAGAATGCACTGAGAATGAAATTAAAATTAAGAATGACATTCCTCAAATATCTCTAGATCTTCTTAAGACTCTTTCTCTTCGTCGTGATGACAAGGATGAAACTCCTATGACAGAGGAAGGCAAGAAGCTTTACGAAGGTCTCAAAGAGCAACCTCAGGTACGTATTTCTGGGGGTCGCGCTGTAACTCCCGGTCGTGGACGTCCCGCTGTTCGTGGAGATAAACCAGGTTCACGTGCTTCTTCGCCTAACGGTCGAATCTTTGTAATGCTAGATCCGGATCGCAAAGAATATCTAAAGAAACACGTGATGAATTTGAATACGACCCGCTGTGAGGGATATGAGCAGTGGGTACAGGTTGCAATCTGTCTTCATAATATTCATCCTGATTTGCTTGATGTGTTTCTAGATTTCAGTTCGCAAGATGAAAAAAAATACAATGAAGCAGATTGTATTCAGAAATGGAATGGTCTAACATTCCGAAATGATGGGGATCGTCTTGGAGAGGGAACTCTTCGTTATTGGTCTCGCGAGGATAACCGTGAGGGATATGATGAAATTGAGTCCGGCAACGTGGATCGTCTTGTTCTTGCCGCTTGCTCTCAAACAGAACATGACGCGGCATGTGTAATCCATGCAAAGTTTCGTGACAACTATAAGTGTTCCGATTTCCGTAACAATGTATGGTATCGTTGGTCTGGACATATTTGGAAAGAGAATGATTCAGGTGTGGATCTGCTACTGAAACTTTCAAAGCAAATTGCAAAATTATTCTTTGAACGTATGACGCTTACTACAAATGAAATGAACAATCGTGGACTAACCGAATGCGCAGGAGAAGGAAAGGGCGAATGTGGTGTTTGTGAATTTTGTAAGCTTGATACTCAGCGTAATGGATTGAATAAAGTTTATATGAATTTGAAAAAGACTGGTTTCAAAGCGAATGTAATGAAAGAGTGTAAGGAGTTATTCTTTGATGAAGACTTTACGAAGAAGGTAGACGCAAATAAGGATCTGATTGCATTCAATAATGGAGTTTATGATTTGGTAAAGATGGAACTCCGCGACGGTAAGCCTGAAGATTACATTTCTTTCTCGACTGAAATTGATTATGATCCCGATAAGAAATATTATGATTATGATGTTTGGCCTGCTATTGACAAGTTTATCAAACAGGTTCTACCAGATGTAGAAGTACGAGACTACTTTCTGAAGCATCTTGCAACTTGTTTATTTGGTGGTAATCCTGCTCAGAAGTTTCACATTCTGACTGGATCTGGATCTAACGGCAAGTCAATGATTATGAATTTACTCTCAAAGGCACTTGGAGATTATGCATGTACTGTCCCAATCTCTCTATTCACTCAGAAACGAAAGGGATCTGGTTCGGCCGCACCAGAAGTTATTCGCCTCAAAGGTCGTCGTTTCGTAACCATGCAGGAACCTGATGAGGCAATTGCACTCAATACAGGACTCATGAAGGAAATCACTTCTGGAGAGAAGATGTATGCTCGTGATCTGTTCAAATCGGGTACAGAGTTTGAGGTTCTTGCTAAGTTTCATCTTGCCTGTAACGATAAGCCGAAGATCAATACGACAGATGGAGGTACTTGGAGACGTTTGATGGTAATTAACTTTGTATCAAAGTTTGTCGTAACTCCGCATGCGCCGAATGAGTTTCCACTCGATGAGTCAATTCAAAATCTAGTTAATTCAAAGGATTGGGCAACTCCATTCCTCAATTATATGGTTACAATTCTGAAGGAAGAGAAGGGTCTACGTAAGCTCGCTGCCCCTGCAAAGGTTATGGAGTATACATCTGATTACCGTAATGAAAATGATGGTATCGCGCGATTCATTGCAGAGAAGATTTCTCCTATTGTAGAAGGAGAAGAGCCTATCAGTATTGATAAAGCTACACTCAAGCGTGTGTTTAAGCAGTGGAAGGAAGAGAGCGATCAACGTATGTTGACCCCTCTCGACATGGAGAAGCGCATTGTAACTTTATATGGAGCATGTCCTAAGGGAGGTTGGGTGAACTTTAAGCTAGAAATTTAAATTAATGCTTGCGGTGACCACGACGCGTCTTGCGACCTTTGCGAGCCTTACGTGTGCGACGGCGGCGACCACCTGTTATAGTTGTACCGGCGGTCTCAGGTGCAGCGCCCAATGTTTTTGCCGCAACAGCATCAGATAGAAGGGGTTCGGCAGCTTTAGGTGTTACCGCGTCCTTTACAGTCTTAGCTACAGACGCAACTGACCCAGTTAGACGTTGCCATAGTGTGGGCTGTTCCATTCTTATTTATAAACACCACTTTTTACTTACGAGATACTAGAGGAGCATATGCGCGGATATACGGTAGTACTAGGCTTACTAGAGAAAGAGCAACAAATAGATGGACAGTTGCAGCAAGGGCATCGCCTACAGGTAGCGTAAACGGACCAACTTGGACTGTAAATGTGCTGATTGACTTCTGAGCACCCGGAAATAGAGGAGCAAAAAGCGGTGTGATTAGATCACGTGATAGCGCCTTGAAGAAATCAACAAACGTCAATCCGATATAAACGGCAAGAGAAAGTGTAAGGAGCTCCGACATTTTACAATTACAGTTAGAAACTTTTTCACGGTAAGAAGTAGTTATGGACACTCGTTATTGGGGTCCGAGTGGATGGCAATTATTCCATCTAATCGCGTTCAAATCAGAACATCCCGAAGATGTTTTGATGCAGATGAAAGATGTGTTACCTTGTAAATTCTGTCGTGCAAGTACTACAGAGTTTGTACATGAACATCCTCTGCGTGGTGATCCGGGTAAGTGGTTGTACGAGATTCATAACATGGTGAATCACAAGTTGCGATCCCAATGCAAAGATGATCCTAACGTAATCAATCCCGGAGGCGATCCGTCATTTGAAGATGTGAAAAATCATTATATGAGTTTAAAACCCACTGAGATACCCGGGCGTGATTTTGTATTTTCAGTTGCCATAAATTACCCCGATAATCCTGAAGAGATTGATATGGCAAACCAACGTATATTTATCGAAAAATTAAGTACTCAATTTCCATTTCATTCATTTGATGGATATTTGAAACAGCACCCAGTTGATCTACGGAGCAAAAAGTCTTACATGAAATGGATGTATGGGCTTTTTAAGTTTTTAGCACCTAAGTTTCACACAACGCTTCCTTCGTTTAAAGGATATGTCATGCGAGGAATGTATTATAAAAGTGGGTGTGCTAAAAAGTCTTATCGCGGAAAAACATGTCGCAAGACAGCAACTGGACATTATACGAAGGCTCGTGATAACAAAAAAACTCAAAGAGTATCGCACGCATCACTTCTTCGTCTTTAGGGACTTGCGTCTCTCGGCTTGAATCTTCTCCATATTTCTCACATGTTTTGAAGTATAAGGACCGCCTTTCTTTTCCTTGTCGGTCTTTTTAGTTTCACGTCTTGTTAGTGGAGGATCCATGTATGTTTTTTGTGTATCAAACTTTTTAAAATTCGTTTCTAGCAATAATCATGATGTCATCATAACGACCTTTAATATGGCGTCTATCATAGATAATAACATTCTGCTGCATATTTGCAGGAAGACGTGTTAGGATCGACGGTATCCAATCAGATGACTGAACATCTTCAATAACAAAAATACCATTCGGTTTAAGAAGTTTTGGATACATAGATGCAAAATCAATCATAGACTGATGAGTATGAGGTCCATCATCTATAACAATATCAAATGTACCGACGCCAAGACGTTCAACAAAATTAACGTCATATGCGTTTTGTTTAAAAAGTGTAATACGATTATTTGATGAAAAATCATAACAAAGTTGTGGTTCCGGATCTACACCAATAACTTCTGCATTTGAAAAATATTTTGACCACAGCTCAATTGATCCGCCCAATGCAATACCGACTTCCAAAATTCGCGTAGATGACTCACGGATCGGCGCAAATAGTCTTTCATACACTTCAATATATGAATGTGTCGTATTTTTATCGGTAGTTCTATTATTTATAATTCCATTCATTTTAATTATTTTGGTTTATTTGGTTTAAATGATTCTTAATATTCAGAAATAAATGCCATCCTTGCATATTTTAATAGCAACGGTTGGTCGTGATACACTACAGAGAATGCTTGATACGATTCTTCCGTATTTAACTGAAATTGATCACTTGACAATTGTATTTGATGGTGTTCAGCCAACAAATATAAATGTGGAAACAAAAGGCCAAGTACATATACATTTCGAGCCAGATGCTCTTGGATACTGGGGGCATGGTATTCGAAACAAGTATAAATATCTAATAGAGAAAACTGATTTTGTGATGCATGCGGACGATGATGATATTTATCTTCCCGATGCATTTATGCACGTGAGGAACGAGTGTACTGATATTAATACATTATATGTAGCTAAAATGCACTATTTTAATGATATAATAATTCCAAGAACTCCTGAAATCAAGCTATGCAATATTGGAACACCTAATGGAATTATACCATACGAACTAAATAAAAAGGGAAATTTTGCTAACAATGGTGGAGGAGATGGTGAATTTTATACAGAAATTGCAAAGCATGCAGATACTATTGTATTCTTAGATCATATTATATATAGAATACGAGGATAGTTATGAATCGGTATATGCAAATAGAGTTAGTGAAACAATGCTCATGCAAACAGCGAGCCATCGTAATCCAGCAATCGATTCGCCAAATACAAATACACCCTGTAATGTAACAATTACATCACTCATCAGATTCCAAATTAAATTAACAACTGTCATATTCTCGTAGTTAAGAGCTTTCAAGAATACATAAGGTTGAAGAGCATAAACTACTGTTGCAAACGGAAATCCGAATCCATAAGAAAGTGTACCTGTGTTTATCATCTTTACAGTGCTCATCATGAATATATCAAGCACAGCCATAAAAGTGCCAAAAAAAATTGGTAACATTGAAAACTTACCAATTTTCCAGTTTACACCCTTGATCCATAAATCAACGAAATCCTTCATTTACTTAGATAGTGAGCAAATCTCTGTAGAACTCACGCAGGTTATCAGGGTCATCATCCTCTCGAGGAGAACACATCTTGATAACTTGTACAATAATCTTTCGATTAGACGGATTTGAAATCAACGCTTTGATCTTTGAACGCTTAGCATTAATGTCATCTTGATTACCAGAACCAATGAGTTCTGCTGCTGCAGTGATCGTGAAATTTGTGCGTGGCATTTTTGAATAGTCTGTAAGTGTGGTTTAATTTGATATTTGTTCATCCGTTTTGCTACCATGTTCTGCGATACGACGCTTCATTGTTGTATGACGTTTTACCGAAACAATTCGTCCAGCACCATTCTTCAATAGATCTTCTTTGCGTAGTCCACCAACTGTTTTTTCTGCAGTACCATTGAAAACCTTTCTACGAGAACCGACACGTTGTGTTTTATTGTTTGGCATTCTTTATATAGTATAAATGTCTTTTTACATCAATTTAGATTCGCGAACTGACCGTAAATTAGAATTTGAAGAAGAATGTAAAAAAATGAATATTAACGTTGAACGCTTTTCTGCTATTAAACATGAAATAGGTGGAATTGGTTGTAGCGAATCTCACCTTGCGGTGTTAAAAATGGCTCGTGATTTAAAACTAGAATCAGTTATAATTTTTGAAGATGATTTTCAGTTTCTGATTTCACGGGAAGAATATAATGAAATTGTATCAAATCTTCCTGAAAATTATGATGTAGTTATGTTATCTTACAATATTTTACATTCACAACCATTTAATGAAATGTTTGGAAAATGTTTAGAGGTTCAAACTGCGAGTGGATTTATTGTACATTCGCGATTTTATGATGTATTAATTAAGAGATTGGAAGAAGGTGTAAGTTTATTTAAAGAACATTCGTACGATCATCATAGTTATATAAATGATCAATATTGGAAACCATTACAACCTATTTCAAATTGGTATTATTCATTAAAACGAGTTGGTAAACAGAGACCCGGGTTTAGTGATTTAATGAATTGTGTCGTAGATTATCAATGCTAACGGTTGGTCTACAAGGTGGCTTGGGCAATCAATTGTTTCAACTTGCTGCAGCAGAAACAATTTCTTCCGAAACAAATCGCATTATGTGTATTAACTCTAATACTAGTCCTGTTACAGTTCATTCAACTGCTAATTACTTTTCAACTATTTTTTCAAAATTCAATAACTATCCAGTCATCGAACAACCGTATGTTATAGTAAATGAACCGTCCTACGCAAAACACGATTGGAACAGCTTATTTCCAAAAAATGAAAATATTTTTTTAAACGGTTACTTCCAAAATTGGAGATATATATCGTCGGACTTTGTAACTAAACTTATATTACCCGAATTATCGGAAATTGATGGAGCTTTTATTCATATTCGTGGAGGTGATTATGTGAATCATTGGTTGCATTATGTTGATTTAACTTCATATTACGAAAAAGCACTTGAGCATTTTCCATCAGAAACACATTTCTATATTTTTACAAATGATAATCAACACGCAAAAACATTTGTGTTTTTAGATAAAATAAAACATACATTTATAAATGAAGATGAGATTATGTCATTAACTATGATGTCTAAATGCAACAAGGGAGGTATTTGTGCCAATTCAACGTTTTCATGGTGGGGTGGTTATTTGAATCCCAATCGCACAATTATAATACCAAATAAATGGTCTCATAATTCAAACATTGTTTCTGAAGAGGGATATTTTTTTCCTGGATTTACTAGTTTAGATGCTATCTAAGAATAATATAATAAACGTCATTATCTTACGTATGGTAAATCAACCGCAGACTTTTGGATAGTTGTATTGCTCCATGTTTTATCTTTTTTCTAGACGATATGTCATTATTGTTTGTAGATTGAAACATCCCGGCGTTGCCGTAATAAAATTGAATATTTTCCAGTTCATAATAATTTTATCTCTTCCAATCCGGTAAATAGTAGTTACTAAGTTTTCTGGTATTGGTATTTCTGTAATTTCAAAATAATTTCGAAGTAATCTGCATTTTAGACATACAAATGATGTTTCGTTTGAAAACTCATTTGTAGTTTTGGTTTTTGTTGTAAGTTCTATGATTACTAATTAGTAACCACTTTAGTTGCTGTAAGCAAGGCCACCCATGCCGCTCATGACGCGGAGAACGTTGTAGTTGAGCGCGTAGACGCGGACCTGGGCTGTGCGGGCACCCGTAACCGTGTTGAGGGACACCGTGAGCTGGAGCGTCGCCTTGTCGATACGGGAGAAGTTGCACGTGCCAGACGGCTGGTGCTCCTCCGGGCGTAGAGCGAAGCTGTAGACGCAGATACCCGTAGACGGCGTACGGCTGTGGTGCTGGAACGGCTGCACCTTGTCGAAGTAGGCACCCTCACGCTCCGTGAAGCGGTCCTGGCCGTTGAGCTGTAGCTTGGCGACCTCCGTCGGGTTCTTGCCCTCGCAGCGGATGCCTGAGTCTAGAACGACCTTCGCGAGTAGGTAGTTGACACCAGACTCGAACTCGGTAACACCGCCGACATCAAGGGTATCGGCACCGTATAGTGAGGTCGACTGAGTCGAGCCCTGACCAAGAGCAGCCGTGACAGCCGTCGTCTGCGATGTAGCATTCGCCGCTATAGCCGCACCAGATGACTGGGAGAGGAGAGACATGATGATGCCATCCGTGCTAAAGTCATCGGAGTAGTTGAACGGCTGCGGGCCGCCGACTGACGCAACCCAAGCAGGGTTAGAGCAGTCAACGAACGAGTCGCGCTGGACGACCCACTGGAGCTCCTTAACCGGGTGGTTAAAATTTAGCTGGAGCTTGTTGGATGAGCTCGTGATGCTCTCAGCGCCAGTGTACTGCACCTGCTCGATGAGGTACTCGTGGCTCTGCTGGGCAAAGCGGCGACGCTCCTCCGTGTCTAGGTAGACATAGTCAACATAGAGAGAAGCGGCAGCTAGAGACTGGGCAGGCGCGGCGGCAGCTGTGCCGACTGCCGTCTCGGCATACTGACAGTTCTGCCACGTCTCGAAGTCAACGTTGATACGGACCTCGTGGTACTGGAGCGCAATGAGCGGGATAGCTAGACCAGGGTTACGGCAGAACCAGAACTGTAGCGGGATGTAGAGCGTCTTCGCCGGCGTACCGCGGCGGGGCACGCATGAGATCGTTGTCTCCGTCGCAGAGCACGTCGCATCGAGCTGTATGCCACCAGCGCGCTTCATGAGAACTAGGTCGTGCGTGTTACCGATGATCGAGTCAAGGGCGCGAACTGAACCAGCCTCAACCGTGAGCTGCGTCCAGATCTGCATCCAGTCGCCGTACTGGCGATCAATGCGCTGGCCACCGATCTCAAGCTCAACCTGCTTGAGGAGGCGGTGACCGATGTAGTTGAGCCAGCGGAAACCAGACGTCGCGCCGTAGCTGCTACCGAACGTACCAGCACCAGACGTTAGGTCAATCTGCGGGAGAACAACCTGGACGTACGTCTTGTACATTAGATCAGCGTTACGGTTGATCACAGCCGTCACACGCTTGTTGAAATCAGCCTGACCGTTGAACGTCACCTCAATGGACTCCACGGCGAAGTTCGTGTGACGCTTGTATAGGATCTTCCAGAACGTGATCTGCGGGTTACCGCTGATGTAAATATCCTGCGCACCATACGAAACGAGCTGCATTAGACCACCACCCATTTTATGTTTATGATATTCAGCAAGAAAAAATTTTGAGAAGATAAATGGACGCTTGGTTCTTCCCGACGTCGAACGTTCTTGTCAACACCTTTCTGCGTTCAATCGTGTTGATTTTAACTATGATTTTTGGTTTCAAAACGACTTGGTATTCTGCATACTGGGGTGCCATTGTACATGATGCAATTTCACTTGTTCTGATTCGTGATTTAGTTTGAAGCAAGTAGACATGCCGTTTAGCATGATCTAGTTGCCTCCTCTGGGGATTGAACCCAGGACCTACAGCTTACAAAGCTGGTGCTCTACCACTGAGCTAAGAAGGCTTATTTATATCTATTTTGTTTTATGTAAATGATATATACACATTTTACAGCAAAATGGCAGATGTCTGTAGATCAGCTATTTGTATCTATTTTTGATCATAGTGAATTTCCGTACTATGAACAAACTATAATCGACAGTAATTCAATTTTAGCAATTAAAGATAACGAAGTTGTTGGTTTTATACTCCTAACCCCTACTCCTGATCAGATACATGGTTATCAAATATCATATTTAGCTGTTGATGAAAGATATAGGAATCGTGGAATTGCAACAAAAATGCTAGATATGATAAAGTACAATGTTTGGCTTGAAGTTCTAAACTCAAACACTGAAGCATGTATGTTTTACATTAAAAAGGGCTTCAAATTATATGAAACATTTGTATGCAACGATGGATCGCTAGCATGTATATTTACCAGCGCAATAAAAAACATTTAGATATTTGGAGAATACACACCTTGTGAGAAAATAGCCGCAGACAATCCTGCAGTAACCAGGATCGTTCCAATCCACGACAGAAAAATGCGAGCAATAATACGCCAATTCACATTCTTGAAATCATTATCACACAAACTGATACCAATTACAGCACCCGTAATACACTGCGTAGATGAGATAGGAAAACCATACTTGGATGCGAATGAGACTACCAGAGCTGTCGCAAGCTCAGCGGAGAATCCACGTGCAGGAGAGATGAACGTAATCTTCTCACCAAGGACTTCCATGATCTTCCGTCCATACGTGGCTAGACCCACTACAATTCCAGAACCACCTAGACCAAGAATCCACAATGGAACTTCAATCTTGGAGGCCACTGCGTCATTCTGATAGATATAGTAAATCGCTGCAAGTGGACCCACAGCATTGCTCACATCGTTGGCACCATGTGCAAATGACGTACAGATACTCGTGAAAATTTGAAGATACTTGAATGTATATTCAACTTTGGGATCATAATCAGTTATCAATTTCGGCTCCGGGGTTGGCGTTATCTCAATAGGAACTACAACTTCTGGAATAACGGGAAGTTCACCCACCTTGCGTGTCAGCCATGGAATGGTTAACGCAGACAATAGAGCTGCTCCTGTGGCAACACAAATAGAGACCCATGAAGTTGTCTCAATTGGCCATGTAATTCTAGAACCCGCTCCTTTAGAAAGTACAAAAAATGATTCAATAAAGAACGTTACAAACACAATAAATGGTAGTACATGGATTGAACGCCAGACACCATGATTACTCTTAAAGATAAAATACTTTATCAGAGTGTAGAAACCAGCTGACATAAGGGCCGTGATAATTGGCGACGAGATCCATGAAACAACAATAGGAACAAATCCGGATACATAAGGGAAATCGGGGAGTGATTTATTCCAGATCACCCCATCCACACCTCTATATACAAGTGAAAAGCCCATAATACCGCCTACAATACTATGTGTGGTTGAAACGGGTAGACCAAGATATGTTGCAGTGTAAAGCCAGGTAGATGATGCAGCTAGTGCAGACAACATTCCATACATCAGGACATATGGTTGAGACTTGAAGAAGGCAACATTGGAAATACTACCTGCAAGCGTGTTTGTAACAGGAGCTCCGAGAAGCATTGCTCCAGAGAACTCAAATACAGATGCCAACCCGACAATTTGCGTGAGGGTCAAAACTTTTGAACCATATGTTGTTCCAAAGGAGTTAGCTAGGTCATTGGCTCCAATTCCACAGGCATCAATAAATGAATTAATACCGCCTGCAATCAAGATCCACAAGTACATTTATTCTTAATTAAGTCACCGTGTATTTAAGTGATAAAAAATTAAATCTTATTCTACATATAACGACTGTGTATCTCGCTTTATGAAAATTATAACATCGCTAAACTCAGCAAGCAATCTCAGTTGATCATTGAGTGACATGTTTGGTCAATTAGAGAGTGTGTTTTCGTTAAATATATGTCAATAATTATAAAATATATTATAAAATGGAAATTGTAACAAATCATGGACGAACCGATGGATTTGGTGCACAATTTCAATCTATATTATGGACGATGATATGGGCAAAACTTACTGGAAGAATATTTGTATACAGCAACATTGACAGTATGGATCTTATTACAAGTTCAGGAACGGTGGCCGATACTGAAGTAGAAAATAC